CAACGCAAACTTCTACTACCCTTGAGTGGGACGTCGAAACGCAATCTTGGAGATAACAATGGCAGAAATGCAAGAAGTCAAAGTAGGTAATCAAATTTTAAAGTTTCCTGCTTCCATGTCTAAAGATGAGATTGCAGATGTACTTCGAAAGTCTCCTCCTCCGACGCAAACACCTCAAGAAACTGTAGCCCGTCCTACAACTGAACAGGCTTTAGTAGAGCCTCCCGCGCCTACTACTCCTACAGCAGCTCCAGAGCCTACAGAGACTGTACCGACCCCGCAACCTGCTTCGCCAAGTATTGACACCGAAGCGTTGAATGCAGCTACTCAGGGAGAAACAATCTCATACGATCAGCCCCAAGAGTTAGGATACGGTGACTTAGACTACTGGACAAATTTACAGCGGTGGAAGTCTTCCTTTGTAGACTTGCTTCCAACTCTAGGGACTCTTGCAGTCGCTTCGAATCCTGCAACAGCAACTGTGTCAACTGGTTTAAACATGGTTGCAATGGGTACACTCGGGGCTCAGCTACGCGATACTATTAAGTCTGTTGAAAACAGTTTGTTTGGTGAAGATCTGTCTAACGCTGAAGATCGGAGTACTGAAGATATTACGTCTATGGTGTTCAATCAAGCGTTAGATGTAGTGACTGATGGGGCATACGAAACTGTTGTCGCTGTCGGAGGCGGTAAAGTCCTCAATAAAATTGTAGAAACGACTGCACCGCTAGTTAAGTCAGGTGGTGGAGCTATTAAAAACGCTGTCGATGATAAGCGTCTAGGTATTACGCAGTTTATCAAAGAATCTGCGTTGGATGCAGAAGAAGTTGCTTTATACACTAGGATTCAAGATGGGTTGCAGAAGGTCAAGTCGACTATGATGCCTTCACAAATTGATCCAACGAATACAGTAGCAGCTTCAATCGAGAACGTAGCGGCAGCTTCCTTGAAAGGTAACTCTATGATGGAGGCTAACGCTGCAGGCATTGCAACGTACCTGAGAGGACGTATCGGAGAGGCTGTACAGGGCTTCGGTAAGATGGGGCGTGAAGGGTTTGGTAAGGCTATTCAAGAAACTTTGAAGACTGCACGAACCGCATCATCTTTGAACTTCTCCATGCGATATGCAGAACTTGACAAGCTAGGTAAGAACGTACCTATTAGTTTCCGTCGCTTACAGGCACTTACCCGTCAAGCTGGGAACAGTGAAGTATCTGCTACGATTATTTCAAAAGCTGCTCAAGAGCGAGGCGTCACGCGCTTAAAGTTTTTAGGTGACGCAAGTTTAAAGTCGTTGCGTGAAGATATCTTAAACATGTCTCCACAGCCAACATTTGCACAAGCTCACGCGGTTCTTAAACAGATCAATCGGAAGATCGATGATTTGTTTGATGCGGCCAATCCTAAGAAGCCTATTATTAAAGATCTGTTGGAGCTAAAGCGAGAAGTACAAACTGCAATGCGAGCAGGCGCTTCGAATGCTGACAATCCAAGACTCTTCAAAGAGTACCAGAAGATTACATCAGACTATCACAAGAGTGCTAATATACTTTACTCAGAGACTGCAAACACGCTAGCAGCTCTAAACAAGCCTGAGATGGCCGGTGAGTTTCTTGCTAAAGTTGGTAATGTCACTGAGCCTAAGATGTTCAAGGCGTTGGTTAACCAGATCAAGGCAATGGGCGTCAAAGGATCTGACAAAGACTTTATGGGCTCTTTGAAGTCTGGTTTCTTAGCGCAACATTTAAGAGCCCCATTTGGAGGCTTTAATAAGAACTTCGATCCGTTTGCTCATATTAATAACTTCTCTGAAGCATTAACCGACCCTAAGATGCACGATACATTGAAGGTGTTGTTTTCGAAGTCAGAGATTGACGATTTGATGATGCTTTCGAAGGAAGCTGAGGTTCTGTCTCGCGGTGCGTCAGGTCAGTTGGCGCTAGCTGTCGCGGCTGGGCAGGTTGGTGCAGCTAAGTCAGTCTTTGATATTAATCGGTCGCTCACACGAAGAGCCACAGATATCTTAACTTTCATTACTCCGAACTACTTAGCTAAAGTGGTCACAGATCCTAAGTTGGCTAATAAGATGCTAGGGCGTATGAAGGCTTTGAACTCTGCTGTTGTGCGTGGAAACGACAAGCAAGTAGAGACACTAACAAGTGAAATTGTAGGAATGTTTTCAGCTATAAGTGTTGCGAAAGCTTCTGAGGCCGATGCACAGCAATCTCAGTATGCAGCGGATCAAGCAGTCGATCAGACTAACGCAGAGATTGCAGACATCGAACGTCAACTCGCAGAGCTAGAAAACCAGTAGCATAAAAAAGCCCCCTGACGGGGGCAACACAGCCACTGGAGAGGCTATTCAGTCTTCAAAGATGCCATAGACATCCCCAATCATAATTTTAAAGAAGGGGATGTTGATGACGTAGCCATCGAAGAAATATACATCCGCTTCATCTATATCTTCCCTAAAGCCTAATACAGGCTGTCCTTCAACTGTTTCGGCTGATAAGCCAAACACATGATGGAATCGCATAGTTACCATCCCCAATCATCTCCATCTAGTCCTGATGCGTTGTACTCAGTTACAACAGTCTCAAAGAAGTTATCAAAGCTACTACTAGCAGTAAGAGGCTCAAGCCACGGTAGAGGGTTCTCTTCAACCTTGTAGTTCGGTTTAAGACCAAGCTGTGTAAGTCTTCGGTCAGCAATGAATCGGATATACTGTTTAACTTCGGTCGATTCCAAGCCCTCCACAGCTCCCATCTCATACGCCAGATCAATAACCTTATCTTCAAGCTTGACCGCCTGACGTACCATCTTATAGATGTCTGATTTGAAGTCGTCGTTGACGATTCGTGGATGTTCATCACAGAAAGTCCTAAAGAGTTTTGTCATACCTTCGCAGTGCATCGACTCGTCACGAATAGACCACTGAACAATCTCTGACATGCCTCGCATCTTACCGAAGCGAGAGTAGTTGATGAGCATTACGAAGGCTGAGAAGAGGCTCATGCCTTCATTGATTGCAGAGCGCGCTACAGCCAGTGCAGTCCCTGACAAGCTATTCGTGTCAATATCGGACATGAACTCCAGTTTTGCAGCCATTTGCTTGTATTCTAAGAAGGCTGAGTACTCCTCTTCGGGTAATCCCAGCGTGTCGTTAAGAAGTGCATAGCTACGTTGATGGACGAATTCACGGTTAGCAAACGAAGTAAGCATCGCACGAATCTCGTTGTTCTTGAACTTCGGAATGTAGGACTCCAGGTAGTTCGTACCGACAGCTACGTCGCTCTGTGTGAACAGACGTAGTATCTGAGTGATGTGGTTCTTCTCAACCGATGTCAGCTTATCAGACTTCCACTGAGCTACATCGTCTTGTAGCTTCGCTTCCCACTCTCCCCAGTGTAACTTCTCATGCGAGACTGCATAGTCTACAGCCCACGGGTACTTAAAAGGCTTGTAAGTTGTGCTCTGTTCAAGAACGCTCATATTCTCCACTCTCCAGTTGTGTCACCATTATATTTAATTGTGTGTTCATTTGTTTGAGTCTATCGATCTCTACTCGTAAGAGTTGAATCTCTGTGAAGCAGTCATTCAGTATCCGTCTGTTAAACGGGTCGCTGTCCTTGATTAGATCAAGACGCTTCAGTAGGTTCGTTGTTTTCTCGTTCATGTGTTCTCCTTTACATAGGAATACTATGATATCCATTTGTAGCTTAAAAGCTACAACTTAGACACTATGTTATCCCTGACAGCTTACACAGCCTTCATCGTCTTCAAAGTCCTTCAGCGCATTACGGTCTACTTTAGTGCCAACCTTCTCTGCTGTAACACCAGCAGTCGTGCGGAGATAGTATAGGCCTTTAAGACCTTCCTTCCATGCCTTGAGATGTACCTGATTGACAACAGCCTTATCCGTGCCTGAAGCGAAGAACAGGTTAACGGATTGTCCTTGGCAGATGAACTCTTGTCGTTTACTCGCATGTTCCACGACCCATGTTTGGTCAAGTTCAAACGCTGTCTTAAAAGTATTCCTCTCGTCATCGGATAGGAACTCCAAGTGCTGTACAGAGCCTTCGCTCTCAAGTATGCTTTTCCAAACCTTCTCATTATCTTGTCCGTGTCGTTGTAGTACTTGTTCAAGAAACTTGTTTTTAACGACATGAGCCCCTGCTCGTGTACGATGTGTAAAGATGTTTGCTTTTAAAGGCTCGATGCTAGGAGAGCACCCACATAGAATAGAGCTGTTAGCGTTAGGGGCAATAGCAAGGAGATGAGCGTTGCGAAGACCAGAACCTGCCATATCGGGAGCTTCGCCTCTCTCCGAAGCCAATTGATAAGATGCTTCAACTGCTTGATCCTTTATCTCTTTGAAGACTTGAAAGTTCAGAGATGCTGCCTGCCAAGACTCCCATGCTATTCCTTCCCTTTGGAGAAGTCCGTGGAAACCCATTGCTCCAAGACCGATTGAGCGTTCTCGCATAGCTGAGTACACTGCTTTTCTAAGTGCTTCTGGTGCTCTTCGAATAAAGTCTTCCAAGACGTTATCGAGGAGTCTGATAAGGTCTGATACCATTCCGCTGGATTTCCACTCGTGGTACTTTTCGAGGTTGACGGAGCTAAGGCAGCAGACTGCTGTACGAGACTCGTCAGTTGCGAGATGGATTTCGTTACAGAGGTTACTGCCCATAATCCTGAGTCCAAGGCGCTTTTGATGCTCTGGAAGGTTTCGATTGGCAGTGTCGATGAAGTTGACATAAGGCGATCCAGTTCTAAAGCGAGCTTCAAGGATTCGTTGCCATAAGTCGCGAGCTTTGATTGTACTTCTAACAAGTCCTTCATCTGGGTCGATGAGATTCCATTCTGATCCATTTTTTACAGCCTCCATAAAATCGTCTGTAATGTTTACTGCGTTGAACAGGTTAAAACACTTTCGATTAGCGTCCCCACCTGTAGGAAGTTTGATTCCGATGAACTCTTCAATGTCTGGGTGAGACACATCTAAGTATGCGGCGTATGAGCCTTTCCGAGTCTTGCCTTGTTTGTAAGCTGTCATCTGGCTGTCGACCACCTTCATAAAAGGGATCGGCCCAGGTGCCTTCTCTGAAATTCCTCGAACGTGCGACCAATGGCCTCCGACACCCCCGCCTTTTACTGACAACCACGCTACTTCAGCATTGTGTTCAATAAGGCTATCAAGGGTATCGCCAACGTAAGTAAGGAAACAACTAATAGGAAGACCACTACCTTTTCCGTTCGGTTCTGGGGCATTTGAGAGCACAGGCGACGCAAACATGAACCAACCTTTACTAGCGTAGTCATAAATACGTTGTGCAAAGTCAAGGTCACCCTCACAATATGCCACCGAAGCTCGTGCAAAGGCTTGTTGAGGGCTGTCTTCGCTCTCAAGCATGTAATAGTCCTGCATGAGTTTAAGAGCTTGCTCACTAAGGCGATCATCCCTGTCTTCACTGATCGTTATCCCAAGGTGTGTCTTCATCGAATTGTATCTCCAGTGCTTCAAATTGTTGTTCGATAAGGTCGCTACAGCGATTAACTATATCTTCAGAAGTCAGCTCTAATGTTTCCACTAGAGTGACCTCATCCAACTGCGCTAGCTTCTCTTTGAGTTCGTTTAAAGTCATCAGCGCAACCTATCTATTCTACACGACTTCGATGAGCTTGTCAAGATAATGACGAGCCTTTTCGAGATCCACTTGACCGCCTTTGTCAGGATACCTAGCCAAGTACTTGATGACGTTACCACGAAGGTAACCCTCAAATTGCTCTTCAGACATCACAGACTTCATAAAGTCCCAAGGCTGAATAGCTTTATCGACATAATGAGCACCTCCGATCTGGTGCTGTCGAGCCATCTCAGTCAAGTCAGTCATCTAACAAGTCCTTAATAGTTGTGATCGGTTCGGGCTCACGTTCAGGAACATAGATACCCATGTTGATTTCTGGGTTGTTCCCATGCGGGAGATTGAACGAGTAGCCAAACGAAGCCTCTAACGCTGCGGTAATGTCACTCAAGACTTCACCCCATGTTGTGTCGTCATCGTAGACGTTCGTCAAACTAATTTCCTTATCATAGTTACTGATACTGAAGTTAACACGCATCTTGTTTTCTTCGTCGAAGAAGTCCATATCACACCGCCTTTAAAAACTTTTCGTGCTCACCATAGTTTAGTTCTAGCTCTACAGCTATCCCAATCAATGTGTGAATTTGTTTAATAGAGAGTGCATCCTCGTCATACATCAGTGCTTCTTTATCAAGGCTAAAGAGCACAGGAACCGTAGACGACTGTTTTCCTGAGTAGTCGAAACCTACATTACGACCGTCACAACGAACGCCTGTTTGATTTAATCCAAGCTCCGATACAATTGCTGATGTTACTCGAACGATCTGCATTACTTCGTTTACACTAACACTCATTGTACTCTCCTTATAAGGTCTAAGAAGTGTTCGAGGTCTACTACTGCGAGAGGCTTCGAACGATTCTGTTTAATTACTAGCAACGGCTCATAGTCGTTGTGTCCAGTAGCTTGTTCATAGTGTTTGTACACAGCGATGCTCGCCAATGACTTACACTCCACTTGATAAGGAAAGAGCTGACGGGCTGCAGGACTAAGTTGGACATCCTCGCCTCCTGCACCCATCGATGTGCTCCTAACGTCGTCTGGCTCAAGCGACGGGAATCGCTCTAGAACGCCATCACGAACAACTTGCTGTAGTTTTCTGCCTTTAGCTTTTGCTGACTGAGTTTTCATCTATTCTCTCCGTTGGTGGAGTAAACTTATCACCCAGACTGCGAAGCATATACAGCAGATGTCCATTCTCTACAGCGCGTTCGTATCCCAACTTATCAACAATGATGTCCCACATCTCCAACTCTGATTTACCTTCGAGGAGGGCTGTCGCCTTTTTCTCTCCGATACGCCAAGCGCCTTGAATGTTATCTACAGCATCTCCAGTCAGGAATTGCTTGTAGAAGAGGAACATCGATTCCTCTGGTGTGAGGTAGTAAAGCCCACCCTTGACAAAGTTAAAGTGCCATCCTGGAACTTGGTTTAAATCTTTATCAAGTGAGACGATGATTCCGTTCTCTCCCAACTCTGTAGCCTCAATAGCTACAGCGTCGTCGGCTTCAATACCATCCCAGATTGTTGCATCCCAAGACAGTGCGAGGTACTTACGAATCGCTTCGTAGTGCGTAGGCTTCTTGTTGCCCTTGCGATTACCTTTGTACGGTCTTGTTACTGCATACTCATGTCGAAAGTTGTTTGTTCCTGTTAAGTGAAGCGACCAACTATCACAGTACGGTAGATCAAACATAATCAAGTCTTCGAGGAAGCCAGCGACAGTTCGCATGGCAACCCCTTGATCTTCCGATTCTGTCGCAAAACCGATGCGATAGACTAAGATATCTGCGTCGATGATCGCTTTATCCACTACAGAATCTCGTCGTCGTCTTCTTGGATGGCGACCTGTTCTACATCGGATTCATACTTCTGTAGATCAGTAATGACGAGTTTCTTCAAAGAAGCAGAAACGCCTTCTTTGTTCTTCCAAGTCCATGCGTAAGGCTCAATCAAAGCTACAGCTTTAGAGCCGTTGCCTACGATCTTACCTTCGATCTCATCACCGTCTGAGCCGTAAGCACGAATCTCGTTCTTAGACTTACAAGTGATGTAGTAACCTTTGCCTTCCTTCTGGGCAACACGGATACCCATACCTTCGAGTGCTGATACTGCAGCATCTGAGAGGTTACACAGGTCTACCTGATACTTCTGTGACATGTCATTCATACGGTCAAGGTAAGCCCACATGATGTCCGCTTTAATCTTTACTCGATCCATCTCATTCTCCTTCTGCTCGTTTATGAGATACAACTATTATACCAGTACTTTGTAACGCTTAATGCGTCTCGTACCAGTTCAGTCCGATCTTCGCTTCAGCATCCACAGGGACACGGAAGTCGAGGATCTCACCTGCTTCTTTCGCAGATGCAACCATGATCTCTGCAACCTGTTCAGCGTACTGTTTAGGCACTTCGATCTGGATTTCGTCGTGTACGATAGCGACCTGCTTAGCAGGGATCTTCGCATACCGTAGGTTCTTGTGGGCAGTGACGCACCACTGTTTAGCTATCGTAGCTCCACACCCTTGCAGTAATGTGTTCAATGCTGAGTGCTCAGAGCGTACTTGAATACGTCCGCCAGTGAGTGATGGGACGTAGCCCTTCGATGCAATGCGTTTAACTTTCTCAAGCAAATCACGAAGTTTCGGTGTGTTCTTATAAAAGTTATTAAGAACTACTCTGGCTTCTTTGTCGGAACAGTCGAGGATGGTTGCGAGTTTTCCGATGCCACATCCGTAGAGCGTTGCGTATACCATTGTCTTCGCCTTCGGGCGGTCGATGCCTGCCGCTTCCGCATTCTTCGTATGGATGTCGCCATTGAGTAACTCCTCAGTCCAGTCGTCGTCTTGCATGTAGTGTGCTAAACAGCGAAGTTCGATCCCAGAAAGGTCGATTCCGCATAGCACGTTACCGTCTTCGACAATAAACAACTCACGACACTCTTTACCAAACGGTTTGTTAACCGAAGGCACTTGCCCTAAGTTGGGTCGGTTGTGTGACATACGTCCTGTAATTGTCCCTAGAGTATTGATGCGACCGTGTATACGACCGTCTTCGCCTACCTCTTTCAGCCAGGATGCAAGGAGTCCTGCACGTTTCTGGAGCATTAGGAACTCTGCGATGACCTTCGCTTCCTTGATGTCTACATCTTCAAGTGTAGTCTCGTCTACGATGGGCTGACCAGTCTCTGTAAACTTCTCAGGCTTCCATCCAAGAGATTGCAGCCGTTCTGCGATCTGCTTACGACTACCAACATTGAAGTCAGTTACCTTGTCCTTCAGTCGTTTGCCGGTCTTCTCAGACCAACGCTCTTCGACAATCGGCGGGAAGATTGCTTGCATCTGATCTTCAATAGCCGACATTCGATCCATAACAGTAGCGTGTAACACCTGAGCTTTAGGTATATCCAGTTTAAAACCGGATCGCTCTTGTTTATGACATTCAATGGCAACATTATGCTCCAACGCAATAGACGTTTCAGCATCTCTCCACCTCGCAAAGTGTTCGTTCAAGTGGTTGTATAGACGCACAGTAAGATGTACGTCCTGCTTACAATAGGTAATCATCTCTTCAGTTAGGCCACCATCATAGTCTTCGAAGTCAATCTTGCCCTGACCGCCAAGCCTTACGCCCCAAGCGCGAAGCGAATGTCCTCCTTCGAGCACGGGACTCAAAAGGCGTGACATAATCAGCGTATCGACTACTTGTGAGCGCCTGATCCCAACATTCCAGTGCTCTTTCAACTTCGGAGCATCGAAGCCAATGAGGTTGTGACCGATGATTTTGTCGTACTCTGCGATCAAAGGCTCTAATGAGTGTGGTTCTGTGTGACATATCACCTCTCCTGTATCGACATCTTCAGTTACACAACACCAAATGTGATTGGCTTGGCTGTTCGTTTCGATGTCTAAGACTAGCTTCTTCATTCTGCGTTACCTCTTCAAACAGGTTAAGTATAATGCCTCTGTCAATTTTGAACCAATCATTACGTCTGTCTTTAGTAGCCGGATGCGTGTCAAGGATACTAATCAGAACGGCTTCGATGTGCTTCGAGTAGTTCGTCTCGAACTCCCGAAGAAAGTACACAGTTTCTGGCACAGGTGTTGATGAGCGATGGACGCTCAGTCGATTCCGCATCCCAGAAGTAGCCTGTCCAAGGCGATACCATCCTGCGTGAGATTCATTAGCTAAAATATAAACTGATCCAACTTTAGATTGATCTTTGTAACCCTCAAATCTTTTGTTGGTCGTCCAATTTGTAGCGACAATACTCTTACACACCTTACACGAGGACTGGATACCTTGTTTAGTATGTTGATGCGTTGCAAAGTTGGATACTTCTTTATATTGATGACATGTTACGCATTGCTTATATGACTGGCTCATAATGCCTCCTCATCTACTTCGGTCATACGACCGGTTGTAAGGCTGTACAGTAACGCACACGCCTTTCCTGTAATACCTGCGAAACGGTTCTTTAGAACACGGACACGGGTAGTATTTCGTTCAGTTTCGTCGTCCGCCTGGCCATTGCGCTCAAGTCCTAGCACCATATCAGACAACTGGGCGATAGCTCCAGAGCCTCGTAGTTGAGCAAGGCTTGTTGCTGCCCCTTCCTCGTGACCTTTTGATTCAGGACGTTTGAGGTGAGATACGACGATCAACGCAATGCCTGTTTCTTGAACAAGCATACGAAGCTTTGTCATGATCTCGTCAATGGCTCTACGCTCGTCACCATTCGACTGAGCAGATACGATGATCGAGATGTGGTCAACGAAGATGTAGTTACAGCCTACAACCTTAGCAAGGTAACGGACACGATTAACAATGTTATCCACATCGGAACTACCGAAGTGGTCAAACATGAAGACGCGACCAGTACCAAGGGTATGCTTAAATGCTTCATCTTTCTCCTCCTGTGTTGATGGAGTGTCTGGTAAGTGTAGAGGCTTGTTAGCCGACAGAGACATGAGAGACAGTCCAGTCTTTCGAGTAGACTCCTCCAAGAACATCAGCCCGACGTTCTCTTTGGTGTTCTGAAGAATGTGCCAGATGATCTCACGAAGGAACTGAGACTTACCTAGACCGGAACCGGCTGTGACGGTAACCAGTTCGTACTTACGGATACCGTAGGTCAACTTGTTCAGCCCATCAAACGGGTAATCACAGTCAGCCTTCTCTAAAGGCTTCATCACCTCATCGTACAACGAGTCGCCTGAGATGATGCCATCGGGAGTCCAACGCTCTGCCCTCCAGAAGATGTTGACGAACTCAGCAGTCCGACCTTCTTCGAGGTACTCACACGCATCCTTCATATTGTTCTGGTGCTTCATGATTCGAGCTTTATGGCTGAACAGTTCTGCACACTTCTGTTGCGCTTCTTGTCCGGCTTCATCGTTATCGAAGCAGAACATCACATGCTCGAAGCCGTCGAGCCAGTCGAAGTTTTCTTTACAGTCCTTCAGAGCCGATTGAGCACCGTTGCGGACGGACACACATGGAGTCTTGTAAGACAACATCTGGTGACCGGCCATTGCATCCAGTTCACCTTCGAAGACTATGACGTACTTGTCATTGTTACTAAAGTTCTCTTGACCGAACAAGGTTGTCGCACCTTTCCAGTCGCCTTCAATACGAAACTCCTTCTTACCTCCAACTCTGACTTTTGCTGCCTGACGCTGACCGAACGGGAAGACGA